TGCAGGGACAGTATTTCCGGTAACTGTCTCAACACTTTTTTCTTCTGTTTTCGTGTTGCCTGACTGTTTTATCTAGAGATTTTGGGCCGCCAAGCCCTGATCTCGAGACTGGAAGTTTTTAAACTCTTTTGACGCCTGCTTGAACCTCTCAACGAGGGTGTCCCAGTCGGGCAGGGTCGAGTCCCCCACATAATGTGAGTAGGGTTCTTGCTCAAGAACCCGTTGAAAGAAGGAGCGCCTCTTTTCGAACAATTCACGTCCATGAAAGAAGTACTCATTGTTAGCAGCAGTGATTACATCAACCATCTGCTTGAATTTGTCAATGGTGCGCGAAGGCACCCAGACTGTCAGAGACTTCTGGATAGAATCCAGCTCCAACGGAGCTGCATATGCTTGCAACTCTTCTTCCCAACGCCACTTGCGCTTGAGAAACGACACGTCCCGAATACTAATATACGGAACAGAAACAGCTTCCTTGTCTGCCATGGTGTATTCAACACCAATAGACGCAAGGACTGTCTGGATAGCAGTATGATTGAACCACGGCGCACGCTTGGAGACACCCATCACATTATCATCTCCGTACGTTAGTAATGAAACTAGCTCACGGAAATTCCGGCAGTCACCTGCAGGGTTTAGCTTGCAGAACGAATATCTCATATAGAGACTGTTCACAAGCGAATTGACAATAACTGTGAAAGGATGTCCCGATGGATTAGTACCGAAAAATTCGATAATATCACCTGAGAAATTGCATACAGGGAAGGCTATATCATAACCAACACACCTAATGCGCATCAATTCTTCCTCAGAGAATCCAGCGGCTCGATGGACATCAATGATAACTTCAAATGCAGCTAGGATGAATCGTGCAAGCATTCGCTTGTCAAATTTTCCATAATCACCTGCCACAATTTGATCGTTACCGTGTGAAGTAAGCCAATCAAAGAAAATGGTCCACTCAAATGATTGTGTTACTGTGCCTGGTGCTGCTTCAAACACTAATTTGTTCTTCTGCAACAACCGAACGAATGAAAGAAGATACTTGCGTCCCACAATACTGAAATCAATTGGAGCTCCAGTAAAGACGCGAGTTTTCTTCTTCTCAATCTTGGCGTAGCTGGTAGGTTCATCTTTGAGATGTGCCGTAAACACTGGATACGCGCGTCGTCCTTCAACGTAGCACTTCTCCACATGTCGCACCCGTTCCCAAACTCCGTCAGTAAACGTGACACCTTCCGGCAAATCATCTGATGGATCTGGACGGAGAAATTCTTTCTTCGTCGTATTCCACGGGAATCCCATTGAGGTACTCACGTTAATACGATCGATGTATTTTACACCACACAATCCATTGACAGCAGCACGGTCAGTCAGAAACACTAATTCGCGTTTCCACTCATCTCCGTACTGTATGTCTAATTGCGTAATGATATCGCGTGCGAAGGCCTGTACACAATGTTCAAGAACATCATGATCAACGTCCATATGTGGACGCACCATCTCCTTGATATTGTTATGTACTGGCTCCCAACCAGTCATGACTGGGCGACCATATGATACCTCACAATCAAGTTCTTCAAGCATCATGTCCTGCAATGGTGTGGCGCATACTCGACTACGTGGTCGTGGACGGCCTCCTGGAAGACCACCATACACATTTGCAGTGCCCTGGTCCAAATACCGGACTACACTGCGAGGATGGAGTTCACCAGGTTGCACACCTGTGCCTTGCAAATCAAACAATGGGCTCCCTCCCCCTTCAACTAAGGGGGTAGAACCCAGTAACTTGCGTAGATGTGTCTGCGTGATATGTGGATATCCACGAACTTGACCGCTACCAATAGTGTGCAAACCTAGAATAATTGGGCCTCGTGGCGTCAACGCCACACCCAATGTTCCACAGTCTCCATCTTTGGTATCTTCATTTCCACGAGCTAGATACACATCCATCTCACGATCAAGTGGGATGATGGGCATCTTCGGTTGAAATGAAACTCCATAAAGTTCAACATACACAGCAGAACCCCCCGTTGTCCGAGAGATTCCAACCATGTGGGTCACTGGTGCAGCTGAAACATTCCAATACTTAGTTATGTCTTTCCGCGGCGGCACATCCAACACTGTCAAACCTACCATATCCACTTCTTCAATTTCCACTAATTCGTGGCGTTTGAAGTAAGTAGTAACATTCGAGGTAACTCCACAGGAAGTAGGCTCACAAATGATTGTGAGAGCAAAATCAGTACCGTTCTTAAGGGCATGCCTATTGAAAATAAGTCGTTGACCTTTAACGAATACTCCTCGCACACGGTACTTGAATGGTACATCCCTGCACTCAAACTCAAGTACCACACAATTGTGAGCAAACATGTTTCGTGCGGAAGGTGCATCCAAAGTTGCCAGTGAACGACTGGCAGTAGGAACATCGAACTGAGAAAGTTCGATGGCACTATTGTACCACACGTTTTGACTTGTCTCCTTAAGCAATTGTTCTTCAGTTGTCCCATGAATGTTACCTTGAAGCTCCAGGAAGTGGACACCACCGTTAGTGTCCTCCTCTTCACTAGACTCTTCTTCGTAATCAGAGGGAGTCGATTCACAATCCTCGTGCTGAGGGCATGTGGAAACTTTTTCCTCAACCACAGGAGGTCTGGGCTGAACAAATGAAGCAAATTTCCAGCTAACGTAGATCTGACCAATGATCAGAGCTACAGCTGCAACCTTGCCCATTGTTACCCGAAAACGGTAACCACGTCCTCCATTGAGTAAGCCCAGAACATGAATTTCATGCTCTGCATTAAGGAATCGCGTCAAGCGTGCTGTCACATACTTGATGAGATAGAACTTTGTCAACCACATCCCAACCCAATTGCTGAACATCATAATGAGTGTCCAATATACAATACGTCCTATTTCAGACGCAATATATTTCGCAATGAGTAGAGACCATGTTGGTACGAACAATGCTTGTACACATTGACACTCTTCCTTGACACTAAAGCACAAAGGACAAACAACAATATCTCGCATATAGCTGTCTGCCATTTGTGCCTTTGTTTGTATCTGCATGTGCTCTTTAGATTTTTCACCAAAGTGTGCCAAAAATTTTCGCACGTCAGTGAACACTTCGACTGTTTCCAGTCGAGCTGAATCTTTGCCATTGTGATCCTCAGGAACTAATTTCTGCACTGTGATAATCCAATAGTCAGGAAAACCCTGTGTGGGTTGGACTAACTTTGCTGGATCAATGAACTTGCCATTAGGATGCATATATTCTTCCTTTGGAGCCAAATGTATAACATATGGCAAACGTCTTCGCACTGCCAAAGGGCAGTGAAAATATTCAGAAGCATTGATATCCGCAGCATTGGAAGTAGCTAAAACGCATTCTGCCATAACTGGGGTCTTACCTTTGTCCTCTAAGGCTGCTTGTGGTGGTACGTACGGAACGTTATTCACCACGTTGAGCAGATCCTTAAGGGTTGGATCTATGTCTGCTGATTTCTTTGGAAGCATAAATGCAATATCATCCAATTGGATGCACCATTTGCTCGAATCAAAATTGTTCCAGTATTCCTCTGCAGGATTACGGACATAACGATAATGATCGTCTGTTGCCAGACCATGGACTTGTCCATAGAAATAAAAGAGCATCTTAGTGAAGCTCGATTTTGCTACGGATGAAGAACCATGGATAAGGACACCAAAAGGCGCCTTACGTTCCTTCTGTGATGCACGTCGTGTAACTTCTGTATTTTTGAGGAGTTGTAAAGCATTCAACTTGCGTCGAATCGCTTGTGAATCAACTCCAGTATTTTTAGAAGTGTACTTACACATGGCTTCACCTTTCTCGACAGCATCATTGAGATCTGAAATAAAGGCGAAGTATGTAGTACCATGTGCACTCAAGTTGGATGTAAAGGGTGCTAAACCAATCAATCGATCCGCCGTTTTGCACCACTTATTGTACGTAGCATCATCATGTACAAGCGCACTCCACTCACCTGTAAGTCGGTAAGCATCAATACGCTCGCAGATCACAATCGCTGTATCAATCATGAGCATAACCATACTCGTCTTGTCTGAGTATTTGATGCGTGCCCTCTTATCTAGGGCAAGGAATTCTTCCTCACCTATGGTCACTCCCATCCGGGAGAGGAATCCCTGCACCAGTAAGTAGGTATAGATTTTACGCATACGTTCAATGAGTGGGTTCTTCAGGGCTTCAGCGCCCATAGTAAACCACTCACGTGCTGTCTTCGTAAAATCTGAAAAAGTGTCGGCTTGAAGTGTTTCAACACTTAATAGACCGACCGTAGCATTAACAACTCCTCGTCCAGTCAGCAATTTGTATGCCAGCGCAATGCTGGCCGCGACATCTGTTTTAGTCTTACACTTGCTTGACCAGAAAAGAAGTTGAACGAAACTTTCTAACAAATCCACAATCCATGAATCTTTCGATGCAGATTCCTTGTGTTTTGCTAGAACTTTTGTAATGAGAGCTGTAATGCAGGCATCTTCCGTGGTATCTTCAGCCTGTAGTTGAAATTCACACGGAATATGCTTGTAAGTCTCAATAACCTGTCGTTCACATTCTGTAATGATGTGGTATAATGGAAGGGGATTTTTAACCCCTCCCAAGATTCGTCCATGGATGATGATATTGGCATTGTTTGTTATACCATATTCATTCATCGTGACTGTCATGCGTAGGGGGCGCCCATTGTAACTCCACCATGTGCCAAGCACAGGTAGTTCATAAAGGTGCGCCACCTCTCCAAGGCTCCAATCAGGATCAACCTGAATAACCTTGCGTCTGTCTCCAATATATAGGAAGACATTGATCATACCATCATTAGCATACACGCGGTTGCGCGTACGCCACTGGCGGATCCTCTCACGAATAGACACACGCGGAGGTGTGCTCTTCAATTGCTGTAGCTTTTCCAACTTAATGGTAGCGAACAGCCACTGGAAAAAACGTCCCTTCATAAGGGCAACGTGGACTTTGTCTTCTTGCTCTAAAATGCGTGTCTGGATGTTCATTGGGAAAATCTGTATGTCTCTGGTTCTTAATGTCGTATTAATTCGGCCGGACGAGGCTATATCTAAATTCTTCTTCGGACATTTAGAAAATCCTAGCGGGGTAACCGCCTACTATAAAACTTTCAATGTGTGTCTAATAACTTGCCAGGCGATCCTCGGTTGCAACTGCAACTGTAATCTACCACTGCTTCACTTTTCACGTCGGCCTTTGGCGGCACGGAGAGGTGTTTGCACAGATTGCTAATAGTGTTCGAACCGGTGAAAACCATTCCACACGTACTTACTTTATAGCACCTTTCAGAGACCTATCAGATTTTTAAAATCGGAAAAGAAATTTTTGTGTATTTTTGTCTGTATAGTCTCAAAATATGCAGTGTTCCTTATAAAAAGAAACAATTATATGTAAGCTCAATGAGCTCTTCTCCATAAAGGAGGTATTTTTATGTTCTTTGGGATTGTGGTCATCTTTTCTCGAAAATCTACAACTAGTAACATAGCACTGTCTTCAAAAATTATATTTTGTCGATCGCAATGGGCCTTGAGCACTCATTTGCGTCCAAGGCTGGTAGGGCTTAACCCGCTTCCAGCCTATTTTTATTTCTCTGACTGTGACGGGTCTATAGCGCGCTTTCACGTACTATGTCCTATGAAGGCAGAAGGAGACCAATCCTTCCTGGGGGGG